GTACAGGTATCAGAGCTTCACCTAACGGCAGCGCAAGCATTTCAACAGAACGCTTTAATCCCTCAAGCATTGAACCTAAATCGTCATATTGGATATCTTGTATTTCTTTCATGCTATCATAAGTTTTATCAAACGAATCGGATATGTCTCCGGTACTCATGATAACATCGCCGCCGAGATCTTCCCACATAGTGCCCCAAAGAGCTGTACCTATTTGATTACGTTCCAAAGGGTCTTCAATTGCTGATAGCATTAGCAATACTTCTTGTAATGCTTTATTTGCACTTTCGCCGCCTGCGCCGAATTTTGCTGCTGTCTCGTCTGCATCAAGTCCTAATGCTTCAAATGCCGCAGTAGTTGAATCAGATAGGTCAATAACTCTGATTGCATTTTCCTTGACAGCATCACCGATTTTATCCAGATTCCATGCGCCGCTTTCTGCTCCAGCTTTTAAGACGTTAAACATACCCTCGGCATCATAACCGTTTTTTTTGAACTGCACTGAATATTCGTTGATAGAATCAAGAAATTCGCCTGAAAAGTCAAGTCCATTTTGCATTCCTTGAACCATGAGATTATAGGCTTCTTCAGCTGTTAAACCAAATTGATTCATCAATGTATTTGCGGCACGTAAGCTTTCTTCGGGGCTATACCCCGATAAATCTTGAAAAGCAAAAGCCGCTTCTGTAAGGGTTGACATATCAGTTTGACTAATATCCCCAAATTGCTGATTTACAACTGACATGACATCAGCAACGTCTTGTAAGCTGTCACCATAATTATTTTGATAGATACTTTCAAGAGTATCTCTAAACCCTTGCATTTCGGCATCAGTCGCTCCTGTTTTTGCAGCTATCGAATTTAAAGCAACATCCATATCGTTAGCCAGATTTATACCACACCCTCCTAAGGCTGTGGCAGCGCCGCCTATAACGGCATATCCTCCGGCGATTGCTTTTCCGCCTGCTTTAGCTATATCGGCAAGTTTATTTCCGCCTTTTTTCGCTTCGTCCTGTGCCGAAAGCATATCCTCTCTTAACTTATCTAAACTTGCCCTGACTTCGTATAAAATTTCGCCGTCAGCCATATATAGTGATCACCTGCCTTTATGTTTTTGCTCTTGTTATTAACGTTTCCGCAAGGCGTTTCAGACCCTCCTGAAAATTACGTTCCCTTTCCTCCTGGGATATTTCAAGAGCGTAATAAGCTTTAAGTTCCATAAGCGAATGAATATACTCCTGATTATGCTTGTCAGGCTTGGGGAGAGGTCTTGCACGTATGGACATAACTTCCCGTATTTTTGTTTTTTCGGAAAGTCCCTGAAAAAGAG